CCTCCAGGTGCTCCAACAGATCCACTCAGACGGTTGCAGCTTGGAGCATGGAAAATGGCACAGGTACCTCGGCTCTTAAATGATGCATGGATTTTCAATCTACGCACAACACATTCTTAAGGAGGACTTATGCCATTCGCAGAACACTTTATGTTACAGGGAACTTTTACAGTACCTTCAACATTTGATGCAACGCATCCGTTCGCCATTAATATAAATACTGGTTTTTTACCTACAAAGATTGAATTAGTTGATGAAACTCTATATGGCGTTACAAGTGCAAACCAAAACTTGCAAACTGCCAATTGGAACTTTCTAGTCCCTAATTCAACTAAGATAGTTTTTACAACAGCAGCAGCAGCTACTTTAAATAGTGCTAATATTTTGGCTAATGGTATTAGTCAATATGACGGCACAAAAAGCGTATTGCTTGGACCTACAATTGCTGGTACTACAATAGTTAGAGCAACTGGGGTATTTACTACAGCAGCTCATGGCCTTCAAATCGGCGACAATATTCAAATTACGAACAACGTTGTGATGAAACAGCTTGGCGGTAATATATTAACTGTTGCAACTGTTCCTTCAGCTACAACGTTCACCGTATTTAATGGTGCAGCTGGCGGCTTCTTTTCAAGTGCTGGATTTACAGCAGATGAAACTGGGTTTGTATTAAGAAAAGTCTTAGTAGGGCCTTTGTTTTATCCTCAAAGAGGATTGATTGTAGCTGCAACAAAAGCTAGTCCTTTAGTTTTGAGCATTTCTCCAAATCATGGATTAACTGTTGGTCAGCAAGTAAGAATTAGAATACCGGCTGTTTTTGGTATGACTGAAGCTAATAACTTACAGGGTATTATAACAGCTATTAGTAATTCAGTTACCGTTTCAACAATAACGATCGGTAGCATTGATTCTACAGCTTTCACAACATTCGCTTGGCCTTTAGCTACTTCTGTTCCATTAAATTATGCTTATATAACTCCGATTGGTTCTGGCCCTGTTCCTGTTATCACTCCTCCTTTTTGGACTGATGACACGTTATTGGATGCTACAGCTAATCAACAATTCCAAGGATTCTCAGTTGGAACAGGTTTGTTAAGACTTGGAGCAGCAGGAACACCAGGAGTGCAAGCCGGTGATATATTCACTTGGACTGCATGGAGAGCAGATATTTAATGACATTCACACCCGATAGGAGTTCGATAGTTAACATAACGCAGGCAAATCCGGCGGTTGTTACAACTGATGTAGCACATGGCTTCTTTACTGGAAATGTTGTTGCTTTAAACGTTCCGAAAAACTACGGAATGTTTGAGCTTAATAACCTGAAAGTGCAAGTCATTGTTTTATCTGATGTGACGTTTGCATGTTATTACTCACTGTGTCCTTTCGTGGTTCCCGTGGATTCTACAAATCTCCCGGCGTTTGTCATTCCGGCAAACCCGGGTTATATTGCATCAGTAATACCTGTGGGATCAGGACCAACTCCTGTAGATGTATTAAGTTGGCAAATTGCAAGTGGATTTTGTGAAACTCCGCTTACAGACACAGTTTTAAACAATTCAACGGTAGAAATACCATTTTAGGAAATTATGGCTAAAGATCTAATTTTACCTTCAGATTATAAATCGGACCCGCTTATTCATAAAAGAGGAAATAAAACAGCTGTAAATACAAATTCAATCGAAGGAATGACCCGAGAAACTGATTATAAAGTTTCTGGTCGATTCGTTCATATTGAGTATCCTGGATTACCCCAGAAATTCAGTTATCGACTTTATAAGGGGATGCCCTATTTCAGTGAAGTTTTAAAAGATAATGAACTTATAACAATTCCTTATTCAGTTGCGAGACAGATTAATGAGCATTGGGCATGGCAAAAACCAGCTCATGAAATAAATGAAAAAGGTGAACCAATTAAAAATTACACCCCAATCGCTAGGGGAAAATTCATCATCGAACAACATTTAAAGGCTGCTTAAATATGTTGATGTTTTTCAAACAGACATTTTTTACAAGTTTTCATACAAGGGATTGCAATAATAAGTCCCATTTGTGTAAAGGGGTATTACTTTGACTACGTGGGATTTGTCTCGTTTACGTTATACAGTTCGCAAATTAACAGGGAAGTTTGATATCAACGAACTTCCCGATATATCTCCGGGTCCAGGGCAAGTTACTGTAGCTAATCCGCCTGGCATAGATGACTATATCAATGATTTTTATTTATATGACTTGCCCGAACATCTCAGATCACTTAAATTGCGAGATTTTTATAAATTCTATACAATACCAAATTGCGGAACGTATTCCCTACCTCAGAATATATTAGAGGTTTACGATCCCATTTATGTGGATAATTATCAATTCAAATACTATCAATATCCATCAGAGTTCTATCAAGTTTGGCCAGAATTAAATTTTATAAATGATAATTTATTTCAAGGAGATGGAAATACAACAAATTTCCAATTCACTTTAACTCAAACACCAATACAGCAAGGCACAGTTGTAATAGGACTAAGGCCTAATCTTCCAGCTACTCCCACTTCGCCGGCACTAGAAACATTTACTGATGTTGACCTTCCAATACCTTTGGATATACCCATACAAAAAGTATTTTCTAATCCAGGTAGATTAACAGGAAGTTTCGGAAGCGCTGGAACAATTGACTACATAACCGGTGCTGTGAATATTACCTATATTACTCCTCCAGCAAATGGAACGATTGGGACTTGCCACTATCATCCTTATGTCGCTTCAAGACCAAGAGATATCCTATTTTGGCAACAACAACTATTTATTAGGCCGATACCAAATGATACATATGCTGTCAAAGTAATGGCTTATGTGATGCCAACAGTCGTCCTAGGAGCTGCAACAAATGCAACGGTTTATCCTTCAACTTTAGTTGCGCCCGGAACTGGTAATTCAACAACTCCAGTATTTGACACTGTCACAATTCAAGGTTTCGATGGATCTACGACTCAAAGGATGACTGATGTTCCTGTATTGAATGAGCTTTGGCAAGTCATTGCTTATGGAGCTGCCATAAAAATTTTGAAAGAAGAAGGTGATTGGACAGAAGTTGCGGCATTGAGTCTTGTATTTGAAGAGCAAAAGAATCTTGCTCAAAGGAGAACTCTGAGGCAACTAGCCCATCAAAGAATACCTACGGTTTATTCTAACAATGGCGCTAGGAGTGATACTTGGCCGATTTTTCCTATGACATAAAGGACTTATGAAAAAAAGAGACGTTAAAACATATATTGCCAATCCGTACGATATTAGAAAAGAGCATGATAAAAAAACCACTTCTCTTACTAAAGATGGTCGTGTTTGGAAAAATGATTTATTAAAATTTGATATGACTTCTCAAAGAGGATACAAATGAGCCAATATAAAGATATACCTCAGCCAACAGACCAAAGAAACGTATCTCAAAACGATATTCTTACCAATTATCAATACCTAGCGACCTCTCAAGGAGGGCCTCCCGCAGGGATACCAAATGGTATAATAAAGGTTGATCATGAGCAATTTGGAAATAACGTCACGAATCCTAAGGATGGTTTCCATAATCAAGTTAGCTTCATAAATAGAGGAATTCCAGCAAATTTAGTAAATTCTGTTAGTGGTGCTAGTTCTGATTCTATTGTTTATGCTTCAGCAGATGGAGCAGGTTTAAGCCAAATTAGATTTATAAACAGCAGTATAGATTCTCCTATTACTTATTTAAGAGCAATGGTTTTATTTGATGGAACAGGAGCTATTTTAGGACAAACTCAAAATGTTAATAATCCAGGAGGGGTTACTAAAAATGGCACAGGAGACTTTACAGTTAACTTTTCAGTCGCATTGCCAACAGTTAACTATTTAGTTTTTATTCAAGGGTTCGCTCCAAATTCACCAGTTATTACTAGTTATACTAATAAAACTGTAAACAGTGTTAAAATTAATTTGTTTACAACGGGTGGAGGTCGAGTAAGCCCAAATGAAACTTCAGTAATAATATTTGGGTTATTCTAATGAACTTTGACGTAAATTTGATCGCTCCAATCAAATCGGGCCTAAGTAAATATTATAAACCATTCCTGATTGGAAATGAAGCATTTGAGGAATTAGACAATTGTTATGTAAGACAAGGTACTATACGAAAAAGAGAAGGTAGCACTGTATTTGGTCGACTGCCAATTTGGAATACGGTTACATCTATCACTAATACTACTCCTCCCGTTGTAACAACTGCGACTAACCACGGTCTTCAAACAAATGATATGGTCTATTTCGAAAATGTATTAATGACCAATGGAGCAATTTCCGACATAACAATTGAGGCAGTAACTGCGCATGCAATCGTTACAGTTGCTGGAGCGCCTGGCGTAGTAGCAGGACAAACAGTCCTATTGGTTGGGACTTCAGGAATAACACAATTAGATGGAAGTTCAATAAACAACAAAGTTTATTTTGTAATGGCAGTTGGAGCCAATACTATAACTTTGAATGTTCAGATAATGGGAACGTATATTGCCGGTGCTGATTTCGTTTATTTAGGAGCCATTACAAATACAGCATTTAGGATAACAGTAACCGCAGCAAATCAATTCACTCTTCAAACATTGAATTCAAATCCAGCTGTAGATATGACAGCTTCCGGTACTGCAACGGCTGGAAATATTTATTTACCTATTGTAGGGACACGAACATTTATTCAATCCAACATCCAAGGCATCGAGCAATTAGTCGTTTTCCATCCAAAGAAAGCATTCCAATTCAACACGGCAACTCAAGTATTTGATGACATTAGCTTTAATCAAATTCCCATACCTATCACATGGGAAGGAACAAAAGATGATTTCTTCTATACATCAAATTATTTTGGCGTGATGTGGACGACAAATAACATTTCTGTTCCTAACAGAGTTGTAGATTCAGCTCTACAATCAGTTGGAATCAAGTATTACACAGGAAATTTAACCGCTGGATGGACTGATTTTCAGCCCCCTCTTTTTGCTAATGCGCCAATTACATATCTAAATTCAGCCTTATTAATTCTTCCTCATAAAGGTTTCTTGGTCACCCTAAATACAACTGAAGGTGATATAAATAATAACGGGAATATTAATTATTATAATAGGGCCAGATGGAGCCAATTAGGAACTCCGTTTTATCGGAATGTTAATCTTCCCACCGGGGCTGGCTTCGATCCAAATGCATGGGTAACAGATATTCCAGGAAAAGGCGGATATACTGATGCAGATACCTCTGAAAAAATAGTTAGCGTAGAGATCATACAGGATACGATGATCGTTGGATTTCAATTCAGCACTTGGAGATTGAGATTTACCGGTAATTTCATTCTACCTTTTATATGGGAAAGAATTAATACACAATTTGGTTGTGAAGCTACATTCTCAACTGTTCCATTTGATAATCAAGTTTTGATGATTAGTCGCAGAGGTATTGTTGGAGCTACATTCAACAACGTTGAGCGAATTGACATGGAACTCCCAGAGCAAATAGAACAGTTTGAACAAAGTGCAATTACAAGCAGTTATCCTGTAGTAAGAAACAATAATGCTTTAGTTCGCACTCACGGAATAAGAGATTTTGAAAAAAGAATGGTTTATTGGATATATGCAGAACAAGAAGAGAATCTTCAAACCCCAAATAAGATTCTTTGTTTCAACTATATAGATAATACTTGGTCTACATTCACCCAATCATTTACAACACTTGGAAAATTTACCGTTTCAGTTGATAGCACTTGGCAGACATGGATAAGTCCTTGGAATGGCGATAATTCTACATGGTCAACAGGTGTAGAACAGCAGGGTTCTTTGATGATAGTTGCCGGTGATGTAAAGAGTCAAGTTTGGCAAATTATGGACGATGCTTTTTCAAATGATAATGGGATTAATTTTGATTTTACAATAACAACTGGATGGGTAAATCCTTATTTTCAGGAAGGAAAAAGATGTAAACTTGCTTATTATGATTTGTATTTAACTACTACTGACAATGGAGAGATTACACTAGAAAACTTCACGAATGATAATGATTCTGATCCTTGGCTTATAAAAACAGTTTATACAAATGATCAGGCTTTAACGACTAATCCCGTTAAGCAAGTCAAGTATATTAGAGTATTTCTAGGGATGGTAGCTAGAAATCATCAGATAAGGCTTACGATGACACAAAATCAAATAGACAACACTTTGATAGGGTCAAGCGATTTTGAGCTCCAGGGAATTCTTTTCCACACCAGAAAAGAGGGTAGAATTAAAAATTAATTATGACATTTGCACCAG